GCCATCAATACTCTTTTGCGGCCAACTGGCGCAATAAAAGGCATTCCCAAGTACACCCGACTCTGGGCCACGTTCTCCAGCGAAACCGCCGCCACCAAGATCCGCAGCCTGCCCTTCACTGGCTACCCGTCCGGCGTGGGCGTGGACGGGGCGGCCAGGACGGCCAATAAGACAGTGCTGGTGCGCGTCTATCGCCAGGGCAAGAACTTTATCCTCTTCTACGACCTCACCCAGAGCAAGGCACGCGGCCTCTTTTATGGCGGCGATGACGGCAGTTTCACCTCCGGCGACTACGATTTCTCCGCAGGCACGCCCACCTGGGAAGTATTGGCCGTAGGCTTTGACGCCAACGCCCGCTGGTATGGCAAGCGCACGGCCACCCAGCTTATGCTGAGCAACAACGCCAGCACAGACACGCCCGGCATCTTCCAGCTAGGCCGCACGGCCACGCCGGGCAAGTGGCGCTCGGCAGGCAGCAATGCCCAGCCCGCCACGCCGGTCATCAGCCGGGCCACGCCTGCGGGCACCAGCAATGTGCAGGCCAGATGGGCCTTGCCGGGCTCGGCTGGCTCGGCGGCCTTCATGTTCCTGCCCGTGGTGGCGACGGATTACGTTTACAGCTACTCAGCGTCAGCAACGTGCGTTGTCTCGGCCTCGGCTAATACGCTGGCTGTGTCGGGCTTCCTGCCCACGGAGGGCATGGCCGTCCTGCTGGTGGCGACCTCGGCCCCCGGCGGCCTCACCAATAACACGCTCTACTACTGCAAGTCCGTTTCCGGCACGACGACAAGCCTAGCCGCCACGGCTGGCGGGGCGGCCATCGACATCACGACGGCGGGCTCTGGCGTGGTGCTTTACCAGCTTTTCGGCCACGGCTACAGCGACGCCCAGGCCGTCACGCTCACAACTTCGGGCACGCTGCCAAGCCCGCTTCTCGTCGCCACGACATACTACATGCGGGACGTGTCCACGAACGTCTTTTTCTTCAAGCTGGCGGCCTCGGCTGGCGGTGCGGCGATCAATCTCACGACGGCTGGCAGTGGCACGCAAAACATTGTGCCCACAGGAACGGCGGTCAGGGCTGGCACGGCCACGCTCACGTTCACGGCAAATGCCACGAACTTCCCCGGCTCCGGCGGCAACAACCGTATCCAAGTCGCCATCCAGCAGTCGGCCTACGCGACCTCGATTAGCTCCACGCTTTCCGGCACAGGCACGACCAGCAACCCGTACCTCTACACCATCATCACGGGCAGCACCGCGCCCATCAACTCCACCGACGCCGTGGTTGCCTACGTCAACGCCGATACCCGCGTTGTGGGCATTCTGGAGGCCGCCAAGTCCGCCGCCGATGCCACAAGCGACACGGGCAGCTACGGCCCGGCCTTCTTGTCGGGCGGCCTGGGGGCGGGCACTTCGGAGGGGCTGACTTCGCAGACCTGCACGGTGTATCTGCGCTACTTCGATAGCGGCACGGAGCGGCTTGGCTACGAGGGCATCTCCTCAGACATCTCCAACACGATTATACTGGACGAGTCCACCCGCTCAGACATCCTTGTCACCATCACGCCAGACCCGGCGGCAGAGGGCGGGCGGTTTGATTTGATCCGGGTGTACTTCCAGTTTGGAGAGGGCACGGCTGCCGTGTGGTCATTTGTAGGCGAGGTGGCGAATACGTCTGGCACAAAGACATTGCAGGTCGGCACGAATACAGAAATCGGTTCCGCTATGTCAGTTGACCAAAACCGGCCTTTGCCATACAAGGATGTCGTCATGGTGGGCGGACAGACTTGGTTCGGTGGCGGTCTTGATAATCCCGACCTGCTTTATGTCTCCAAGACTGCGACTGACGATGAGATTTGCCCAGAAGGCGCATATTCGCAGGAACCAGAGCTTGTCAGCCTCGCCCGGCAAACCAGTCGCCTGCGAGTGACGGCGCTTTATACGGATGACTACCGATTGCATGTACACACCAACAACGGCGTCATTTTGCTCAACCCTTCCGATCCGACAGCAGACAAGCACATCCCACAGGTTACGGTAGGTGCGCTGAACCCAGCCTGCATTACAGACTACGAAAACTCTAAAATCTTCTTTTTGGGCTCCGACCTGCAAATCTACGAGTTTAGTGGCGCTCGCTATGGACGCCGCAACATTGCCGCCAGCACCAAAGACGCCATTGAGTACATCCTCGACATCGCCAACATTGACCGCATCGGCCAGCAGCCTGACCGTGTGAACACATATATTGACCTTCGCTCTGAGCTTTACTGGTATTCGTTCCCTGGACAAGACAACACACTTACGAGCTTTGCTTTTGACTTCCAAAACAATGGAGTCGTCGGTGAGTTCACATACCCTAAAGTCTTTTGCGTGGCAAAGATGGAGGCGGAGCGCCCTGAAACTGTTTTTTGCGATGAGGACGGAAACTTGTTTTTCATGGACTCGCGCCAACAAAATGACAGCGGAGATGAGCTTAGCTCTAGCTCTGCTTACACTCCGCACGCCATCATTGACCCGATTCCGGTTCAATATGCCGGATATGGCTACGTTGACCGAGGAGGTTTTAGATATTATCAAGCCTATCAGGCAGTAATCGAAACGGGCTTTATTGACCTGGGTAGGCTTTCGAGTTTCAAACAATTTACCGGCCTGCTGTTTTCCACGATCAAAAACAGCAGAGCCTGGGTGGATATTGAGCTAGTCAACAAATCCGGTTTTAGCGTCACGCGCACTATAGATGACCTTTACAGCACAGGGACACAGCAACTTAGAAAAATAATGTGCCAACTTGGCGGAGAAGCAGTCAAGATCCGCTTTACCATCACCTCCGCAGAACAAAGCCCGTGGGTTATTCGCAATCTGTCCCTGCTTTACCGCAGCGCAGGGCAACTCTAGGCAGAGAGGCCCCACAGCCAAAGCACCATCCGCCCCGGTAGGCCCGCCCGCCGCAGTACGGGCATTTGCTGATAGCGCCTTGCCGTTCAATCGGCACGCTTGGCTGGCCTTGCAGAGTGGATGGGCGCAGGATGAACGCCGCATCCCGATTTACTGGCGTGTAGTGATGGACGAGCGCATTCATAGCCTAGCCCGCCACCTGCGCGGCATCGTAAGCCTGGGCAGGCCCAGCCAGCCCGTCCACGGCCACGGCGAGCTTGGCGGCCAGCTCGGCCTTGATGCCGGAGGCGGGGAGGCCGGTGCGGTACTTCACGGCCACGGAGGCCAACATGAAGGCTAGCAGGGCCTCGGCCTCGGCGGGCGGGAGCGGGGCTAGGGCGGCGGCTACGGCAGAGAAGGCTTGTTCGGATAGGGTGAGGTCAGTCATGGGGTTGGTGTGGGTTTGCACCATACGGATGCGTGATATGTCGTCAATTCGTTGGATGATCCGTACTGTTCGCCATATCGAGCAGCACATCGGCATGGCACGGCGTGCCTGCCTTGCACCAGCACGCCAGATTTTTCCCGCGCAGTTCGTGCAAGTGGTCGAGCATCCACTGTTTGCGTTCGTGGATTCCAGCCGTCACGCCCTCAGTCGTGAGCCAGATTCGGAACGCTCCCACTGCCTCGACTTGCGTGCGTTCCGGCCCGACGAGAAACGGATTCCCCCATTTGCCAGGGCGCGACACCTTCACGGTATTCGCAGGCATCCGCCATCCAGCCTTGCGCGACAACGAATGGCGAACAAGAGGATGCACGCGACCAGATGGGGCCTGCTCTTTTACTTCGGGGTTTACAGCTTCGGTCATATCGTTTGGCGGTTGAGATTCATTTGTGGCTAAGCCCCATCGGTCGCGTGATCCTTGGCGTTCGGCGGATTGCTTCGGGCTTGCTCCACCAGCCGCCACGCTTTCTGGAGTGCGTTGTTTACCTCGCCAGTTGACCCCCAGCATGGGCCGCGCTGAAGGCAGTAGGCGAGAGACGCCACAGCTTCGGTCAGGCATTCAACCTGCCGAACAAGGCGCTGGACCGCAACGGAGTCCCGTTGCTCGTCTTTTGTGGATTCAATGCTCATTAGTCGGGCCTCCGTGGGTCAGCTTGTCGTTAGGCACTAGCAGTATGTCACGCTGTTGATTCTGCATTTTGGGTATCGTTGTTTTGCGATGGCTTCCGCCGCTGCGTGGTTTTTCTTCTCATTCACTCCATGCACCACCGGCACGGTGACGTGTTCTTTGTGCGAGCACACCCAGTATCCATCCGGCTTCCGGTAGTCGAGGCTGACTTCGTATTGCTCGCCAAACGTGCCTAACAATGGCGGTGCAGCCAACACCCGCCCGCGTTTCCGTTTCGTTGCCCTGTTGTGTCTCATAGATTTTTCGTGTCGGCCTCGCTCGCTCCCGGCGGCGGTGGCTGACCTATTTCGTTCCCCTCCTTCCGCCACCATAGCCCGCCCTGGGCGAGCCGGGCGTCGGCCTTGGCCTGCCGGGCCTGGGCGTGGCGGGCCTTGTAGGCTTGGCAGGCGGCGAAGATGGCGGCTAGGCTGGCCTCGGCTCGGGCGATGGGGCAGGCTTGGGTGGCAGTCATGGCAGCGCGTGTGGAAGTTCAGCAAAAGCCACGCCAAGCTCGGCGCAGTGGCTAGTGTCGGCCAGGGCAGCCAGCCGGGCTTCTTCGGCGCGGAGGCAGCATTCGGCGCGGTGCATTCGGCGAGTGACCTCACGGGGCACAGCCTCCCCACTTTCGTCTTCGTGCTCGTCTGCGGCGTGCCATGCCGCCACGGACTCGGCGTATTCTGCCCGGAGGCGGGCCAGGGCTGGCGGCGGGCTGGCTGGGAGGGTAAAGAGGGCGTCTTCGGTGGTCATGGTGTCGGATGTCTGGGGTTACATGCTGTCAGTGGCCTGTATTTCTTTAAAGGTAAATGTAGATCCAAAAAACCACAAAGGCAATTCCCAATGCCGTTTGCCTCCACGGTTTTTCTCGCACCAAAGAAGGCGGCGGGTGTCGTCGAACTCTAGTTGGTCGTCGGCGTCGGTGGCTTTGCCGTCTTTGCGCTCCATGGGGCACTTGTTGACCAAGTACACGCTATCAGCATCTTGGCCGATGGCCCGGCTCTCACGGAGGCGGCCTTGGTCGTTAAGCTGGCTGGCGCTTAGGATGTGGCAGCCTGTCCGCCTTGCTACGGCCTTAATGCGGCGGGAGATGCTGGAAATCACCTCTTCACGGCTCGCCCCCTTGCGAACGTCGCCGGGCTCCAAAAGTTGGAGGTAGTCAATCACGGCAACATCAAAGCCCGACCGCTCAATATCGGCCAAGATGTCGGCGGAGGTGGCATTCTCAGTATCCACCATCACCGCGCCCTTGTCGCGCAACTCACGAACAGCCCGCGTTAGCAAATCTTGCTGTGCTCGGGATAGTAGCCCGCTGTAAAGGTCGCCGTTATCCACGCCCGACTGCTCGGCCAGAATGCGCAACGTCTGCTCAGGAATGGGCATTTCTAGCGAATACCAGCCAACTTTAGCTCCGGCCATGAGGGCGTTACGGGCGCAGTTCTGCATAATGGCGCTCTTTCCATCGCTCGGAAGCCCGGCAAAGATGGTCACACGGCCCTTTTGTAGCCCGCCTGTGCGCTGATCCATGGACGGGAACCCGCTCGGCCAGCCCGGCAAGGCTCCGCCACGCTGGACGCGCTCGTTGATCTCGTTCACAGTGGCATCAATCGCCTGCGACATGGTGAGCCGGGCGAGGCTGCGGCCCGACACCTTGCCTGCATCCTCGACGGCCTGCTTGTTGGCCTCGACGGCATCGGCTAGGGCGGTGGCCTCGGATACCTGCGTGCGGAGAAGGAGTTCTAGGCTACGAGCGTGGGCTAGGATGTGCTGGCGCTGAATGTGCATGTCCACCAGGGGGCGGAGGTAGGCGTCGGCGTTGTAAGCCCCCAGAACAGTAACGGCAATATCCGTTACATTCGAGTAGCCGCCAGCTAGGTCAAGTTTGCCAATATCCTTCAAACGGTGGCAGACAGTATGGACATCAACCGGCGTGTCTTGGATCAGGAGAAACGAGATAGCCCCCCAGATGTGGCGGTGAGCGTCTTTGGAGAAAGCGCCAATCGGGATGTTTGGCGCGTGCTTGGCCGCCCAGCCTGGGGCTTGGATGGCGCAGGAAAGCACTGCAATCTCTGTTTCGGCATCGCTTGGCATCTTAGCCTTTGAAAGTTCGGCTAGGATGTCTTCGGCAGACTTGCCCTGCTGGGGCTTGGGCGTGTCGTTTACAAGCATGATGGCGGCCTCCCGTTATGCGTGGCTTGTGGGCGTCCGTAGGCGCTGCTGCCGCGTTTCTGGCTGGGCATGTAGCCTTGGGCCTTCCAAGCCCTGATTGTGGCCTTCCAGTCCTTGATTGCCTGCCCTCCGTTCTTCCAGCCGCTACCTGTCCACTTGTCAAAGACGGCCACTCCATCCGCCGCAGGTAAGCCGATCTCTTGGCAGTAGGCTACCACTTCCGTCACATCCGGCTTTGCGAGTGTGTGCCTCTTCTCCTTTGGTTCTTGGTTCTGGTTCTGGTTCTGGTTCTGGTTCTGGTTAGTTTTCTCTTGGGTTTCTGTAGCTAACCCAGAAATAACCGGCTGGGTTTTCTTCGGCCTTCCACCAGCCTTGCCATTCTGCTTTGCTCGCTCAGAACGAGCTTGGTAAGCGGCAATTTCTTTGTCACAGCGCCGATGAATCCACCCCTCTGGAGCCTCAACAAAAAACTCCTTGAGCACAGAGCTAACCAAGTCGGAACCCAAGCGTAACCTACGAGAAACCAAGTCGGTTTCCAGTGGAATGGGCATCTCCGACAGGTAATACAGGTCTAAAAGACGGCGGTACGTGATGTCTTCCATGGGGCTCAAATGAGCCGTGTCGCGAAGATAATCGCCGGGGTGAAATGGGTAATAGTTCATAAGCATAAAAATCCCTCTCTGTGTCTTCCCCAGAAGCCCGAAGGCGACTGGCACAGAGAGGGGAAAGTTTTATCGCTACGGCCTGGGAAGAACAGGCGGCAGGGCAAGCCTACGCCAAGCCCGGCCCGGCGTCAAGGCTGGGCTCGCCTATTCTGCATTCTGCGGTATAGAGGTAATCCAGCGATTGAAAGCGCGGCAGAGCTTCGCAGGGCTGGGCAAAGGCGGCATCCACGCTCAAGACGCGGTTGTTGGGCACGGCGGCAAACCAGCCCGCCTCAATCTGCAAAACGTGGAGCTGTTTGTGCTGCTCGAAGTCATCCGCCAAGGCGTTACCGGCAAAATCGAGTGTGAATAGGTAGCGGGCGGGCAGGCGTTCGGGGTGGCCATCAATCCCTCGCACGTTAAGAAGCTGGGCATTACCCCGCCGCCACAAGGCAAACTCATGCACGGCAAACGTGGCCGAAAACGTGTCCCACGGCTGGACAAGCTCGGCGTCTGGCACCGGGCAAGGCTTCCAGCACAAAGCCTGAATCGGCAGGCAAAACATGGCCCCAGCCATCTTGGGCTCGTCAAACCTTACCTGAAATTGAAGGCTTGCCGCTTCCTGGCAGCGCACCCCGAGAATGTGGGCGCGGAGATACTGGCCTTGGTGGCGTTGGTGGTTCTGAGTAAACTCGGCGCGGACAAGGCACCGGATGACTTGTGGAGTGTCGGAGAGAATGAAAGGCATAGCGTTGAGCTTCGTTAGTCATGGTTTGCGGATTTGGCTGCCTCGTAGGCGGCGAGGGCTTGGCTCAAGCCGAGGCCAGCCGCGTAGAATGCAGTTGTTTCGTCAGCGTCCGCAGGGCATTTATCCATATATTCGTTTGCTGCCACTGCCAGCCCCTCCGCCAAGGCCTGCCACTTGGCAAGCTCCACCGCCTGCCGCTGGATCGTCTGCACATCTCTGGCGGCTGCGTGAAGGTGCGACTTACGGGCCTCTTCGAGCCGGGCCAGTAGCTCGGCCTGGGCGGCTTGGCTGGCGGTCAGGCTGGCCTCCAATGAGTCCAAGCGGTCATGGTGCAGGTCGCTTACCCGTTCAAGGTTTTGTAGGTGCGTGAGGGAGTCAATGAAACCATCCGAATAGTTACGGTTGATCCATTGGAAGACGGTGAAGAGTTTGGCTTGACTGGCAGCTAGCTCGCGTTCGAGTTGGCCCGCAAACTCCCACCAAGGGACTCCGACAGTACGTTTAAATTTGTTTGTGCGTGGGGTGTCGCTCATGGGTGTTTAGGAGTTGAGTGCTTTGGTGCGTTTAGGCTGGCGCTTGGCCGCCTTCTTTTCGGCTGCCGTCATCGGCCCCACGGCCTCGGCAAGCTGGGCCATCCACTCGGGGGTGAGGCAGTAATCCAAGTGAAGAAAATTGCCAAGGCGGCTATCAGGCCAGCCAAGGCGGCGGCGAAGCGTGCCCCGGTCGAGCTTGTGGCGGGCCATCTTGCCCTTGATGTGCCCTGCAAAGGCCCGGACGGCGGCTAGGCGGTTCAGGCGGGCCGTGGCCTCGGCCTGTTTGGCGGCGGTGATGGCGGAGATGAGGTCGGCGGCGGTTGTCATGGTGTCTGGGTGTCGGTTATCATTTGGTGGGCCTGCCACGGGACAGGAAAGTTTGGCGGGCGAATAGTCCCTCGGTACTCAGGCTGGAGCCAGCCCAGTTCATAGGCGCGATCAGGGTAAGCGTGTACCCAGTGGTGATGGCTGGAGCAAAGGAGCACTACGCGGAACAAGTTATCACCACCCCGGCCATGCGGGTGATGGGGCTCTAGCTTGCAAAAGTCAGCATGGAGGCCACAAAAGGCGCAAACCCTCCTGCCCTCCCACGAATCAACCATAGCGTGGTAGTGCGCCAGCCGGGCGGCCTGCTTCGTGCTTGCCGGGGCCAGCCGGGCTTTGCGTTTAAGGTAGTTTCGCTTCATGGCCGTTGTGTTTGATCTCCGCCGCCTTAGCCTTGGCTGTGCAGCCCTTGGCCGGGCAGGGCTTCAAAAGGCCTGTGCCCGAGTTGGCGAGCCGCTGGCCTCGGCCTAAGCAGGCCGGGCAGGTTTTCAATGGGAGGGCGGTCATGGCGTGACGGGGATAATGTAGGTTATGAACCAAAGGGAACCAGTGCGCCCCTTATTGGCTCCAAAGTGAGGGGCTGGAGCGTTGTCGTAGATGCCTTTGACAAACAAGCGGCAAGGAATGCGGTGGCCCTTTGGAAGCGGGAACTCGTCGGCGTAAAGCATCCGCCAGCCTGTGGGAACAAGCGACTCATCCGCGTTTCTTGGGTTGTGATAGGCGCGAAGCCGGTATGGGTGGGGCGTTGTCATGGTGTCGGGATGTCTGGAATGCAATTATAACGGCAAACTTCTAAACACGCAAACACTATTCCTCCGGCGTGATTGTGATCTCCAATCGCGGGCGGTCCTTGTCTTTGTGCATCTCTGGCCTTTCCGGCCAAAGGTCTTTGTCGTCCAGGATGATTCTGGCATCCTCGAAGCCATCCAGCACGGCCTTGCACCTATCGAGCAAATTGAGCGGATCTGGAAAGCTGAGCGTCGGGAAATACGCCACCACCTTCACGCTGGCCTTCCCCCAGACCGGCGCAGGCTTGCCAGCCAAGGCGGCCTTTGCCAGCAAGCAGGCCGAGGCCCGGCAGGCTTTGACGAGGGCGGCCCGCTGCCTCCAATAAACTCTTCCGTTGTGGGCAAGTTTGGGTGAAGGAATGGGGACAGTTATCGTGATTGAATCCATGGCGTAATGTAAAATAACGCAAAACGGTTTGCAACATAAACAGTATGCGTTATAGTTGGTGTCAACCGCAAAACAAACAGCGGCCAGACATCCTATGATCACACCACTTAGCGCACTGGAGCTTATCCCAGACAACAACGACTTAGAGGCCGTCGAGGTGAGGCTTCTCAAACTGGACCCACAAAAGCCATTTGGCAACGGCACAATCCAAAGCGCGTTCGCGGAAGACGCCGCAGGCCACAAGGCTAGCCTGCGTTTTGTGGATTACGAGCCGTTGACTCAAGATTGGGTAGGTCCGTGGGCTCGCATTTCTGCCACCCGCAACGGCAAGAACGAACTCACTGGCCTTACCGTTGACTCGTATAATGGGAGGAAGCGCATCAATGCGAAAGGGGCCGACCAGCATGGCCGCCCCCGCACCGTGATTGAATGGCTCGAAGGCGTCCCCGCCGCCCCAGCCCAGGCGGCAGCCCAGCCTGCCCGCCAAGGCCCGCCAGCCCACAGGACGGACATCGTGTATGATAACCACCCCCAGCAGCCCGCCCGGCCAGCCATGGGGCCGCCCCCGCGCCAGTCAGGCCCACCGCCCCGCCCCGCCTCGCCCATCCAGCAGGCAATGAGCCAGCCGCCAGCCCAGCCTAGCAGGCCGCCTGTGCCTGCCGGGCCGCATGGCGCAACGGTAGGCATGGCGGTAAAAGAGGCTTTCGTCGCGCTTGTTAAGGGTGTCAGGCCCGAGGCCATCGCCGACGAGGTGCGCAACCGTGTGTTTTGGCAGGATGTCCACCAGGCCGCCTCCGAAATCCTGCATGTCTGCGCGGCTCTGGAGTCTGGCGACATCGCCCCTAGCGTCGTCACCGCCGCCTTGCCAGATTATCCGGCTCTTGAGGCTGAAGCGGCAGAGGAACCTTGGCCCCAAGACTGACCTATGAGCACACCAACACCCGAATGGCTGCGCATCTCCGAAGCGTGCGCCTACTCCCGGCTATCAAAGCCTAAACTGTACACGCTGATGAATCGTGGACTGATTAAAAACTGCTCTCTCAAAGAAGACGGGCAAATAAAAGGCACAAGGCTTGTTAGCGCGGAATCGCTTAAAGCCTTCCTCGAAGCCCACTCAAGCGGGGGAGAACACCTTCAAAAACATGAATGACTTCCACCTCACCCCCACCGCCAGCCCCCGCCCGGCCAAGCCAGCCCGCCGCCAGTCCAGCCTCAGCCAGCTAGCCTTGGCAACGCTGGCGGAAAGCGGGCAGATGACCAAGCCCGAGCTGGTGGCCGCCATGGTAGCCCGCCGCAAGGAGGCAGGCAGGCCCGCCCACTCGCCGAACATCTACGCACGCTTGGCCGCCTTGGTGGCCGCCGGGCAGATCGAGGCCAAGCGCCAAGACTCGGCCACTTGGCTTAGCCTGCCCGGCCACAAGCCCGGCAAGCGGGGCCGCCGCCATGTCTTGCAGGGCCACGCCGTCGTCAGGCGGGGCAAGGCCAAGTTCACGGCCAAGGCCGAGGGCTGCCCGGCTTATTCTGGGGCGGCGGTTCTCACATTCATCAAGCCATGAAACGCAAAGAATACATGAGGCTTTATCGCCTCAAAAACCGCAGCAAACTCACGGCTCAGCGCCAGGCTTGGATGACGCCAGAAAAGCAGGCTGAATACGACGCCCGATACTACCAGCAAAAGCAGGAAAGCAAGAAAAGCAGATACCACACAAGGGAAGATGTTCGCCAATCCGATAAAGACCGCGTGAAAAGGTGGGTGGCAGCAAATCCCGACAAAAAAAGGGATTCTGGCATTCGGCGCGTGTTGGCTGCCAAGTTGCAATGCTCGCCCTCAGACATCCCACAGGAATTTATTACTCTTAACCGGGCACACTTAACCCTCAAATCCGAACTCACTAAACTCAAATGACCACGCTCAAAACAACAACCGAACTTAGAGATATTCTCTGTGAAACTATCACCGCTGTACGCGAAAAAGCCATGACGCCAGATGCCGCCGAGGCCATCAGCAACGCCAGCGGCAAAATCATTGCATCGCTCCGTGTCGAACTTGAATACAGGCGGATGCGTTGTGAAGTGCCCCAAATTCCTTTCATTCAGTAAACACTCAAAAGACACCCGACACCATGAAACCCTACATCTCCTCCATATCTCTCAATTCCTTCGCTGGCCGCACCCGTAGCCACGACTTCGCCCCCAGCGTCAACCTCGTAATCGGCCAAAACGGGGCCGGGAAGACAACTCTGGCAAACGCCGTGAGCTTCGTCCTCTCCGGCAAGGTGCCTGGCCTGCCTAAGACCAACGGGGGCATCATGGACGCCCTCGGCTCCGGCCTGCGCATGGGGGCCAGCCTCGACATCGGCGGCAAAACCTACGACCGCAGCCTCACCCGCTCCGGCAAGGCCGTCAAAGGCGAGGCAAAATCGCCCGCCCCCGCCGACCTACTACCACCAACCATGCTCGACCTTGAGCCTTTCCTGGCCGCCAGCCCCAAGGCCCGCGCCAGCATGATCTTGGGAGCCTGCGGAGACGACGTGCCCGCCAAGCTCCGTGCCCTGCTGGCTGAGACAGAACTGGAAAAGCTCACCGGCACCATCAAGGCTTTTGACGATGTGCAAGAGTGGCTCTCCAGCGTGGACGAGATCGCCAAGGCCACGGCCTCCGGCTACACCCGCTCCATTACCGAAATGCGCGGCACGCTGGCGGGCATGGAGATCCTCGATGCCTCCGCCCCCGCCCCCAGCGGCCCGCCCTTGACCGAACTCCGCGCCAACGTCTCCCGGCTTGAGCGCGAGATTGCCACCCTGACCGGCGAGGCCAACGCCATTGCCGCCCGCCCGGCCCCGGTGCAGCCCCCAGGCGAGCGCCCCAACGGCACGGCGGAGGCATTCGAGGCCCAGCTAGCCGACGTGCAAGCCAAGCTCCGCACCGCCCAGGCCGACCTAGCCCAGGCCCAGGCCGACCGGCAGGCATGGGACCGCTGGCAGGCCGAGCACGGCAGGCTTGAGGCCAAGCTGGCAGAAGCCCAGGCCGCCTATCAGGTCGTGGCGGATGGGTGGGAGCCGGTGGACGAGGCGAAGATTAAGGCTGACATTGACGAGTTGCTGATTCAGTCTGACCGCCTGCAAACCAAGCTCAACGCCGCCAACAACGACGAGCTTACCGGCAAAGGCACTTGCCCTTGTTGCGGAGCTTTGGCAGTGCATTGGAACCGCGAAGCAGCCGAAGAGTCAGACGTTGCAGGATGGGAGGAAGCGATGAAGCAAAATGCCGACCGCCTCCAAACTCTTCACAACCTTATGCGCCAAGCCGCCGCCGTCTCCCGCTCTGCTGACGCCGTGCTCCGTGCCGACAGAGACGTTATGAATCATTACGCGCCCGCCCCAGGCCAAGGCGCAGGCATCACCGAGGCCGACATCCAAGGCCAGCAAGACGCCTTGGCCGACCTCACCGAGTCCGCCGACGCCCTCACTGCCGAGGCCCGCCGGGCACGGGCTTGGGACGCCTATGCTAAAGCCGACGAAGGCCGCCTTGTGGCAAGCCTCCGCGCAGACCGCATTGCCGAGCACGTCACCGAACTCACCGAGCAACTCGACGCCGCCAGTGGTGCCCTCGCCACCGCCGCCGCCAGCCAAGCCGCCCAGGCCCAAGCCGAGGCTAGGCAGGCCACCCGGCGGCAGGCCGAGGAGAGGCTGGCAGGTCTTGAGGCGGATGAGGCAGCCTTCAAAGCCGCCCGGCTGGCTTGGGATGTGGGAGTGAAAGCCATCATGGACCATGCCTTGCGTGGCGTGCTGGATGTGTGCCAGACCTTCACGGCTGGCTTGTTTGCCGCCCCGCTTACCGTGCATGATTTGCAGCTTGGCAGGTATGAATCCAACGTCTGGGTGACTTTTGACAGCTTCTCAGGCAGTGACAAGCGAATTGCCACCGCCGCCATCCAGGCCGCCTTGGCCGCCAATCACCAGGGCTTTAAGCTCGTCATTGTTGACGAGTTCGGTGTGGTTGACCCAGGCCGCAAGCCTGCCGTCTTGGCGAATCTGGCCTCCGCCGTGGAGGCTGGCCTTGTGGATCAAGTCATTGTCATGGACAATCGCGACATCGACGGCGTGCCAGCCGAGGTAAATCAGATCAGGCTGTAATATAACTTGCAACAAAACCCGGCTACGATAAAGTAGCCGGGATGAACTCCAATGAATCCAGACATCAAGCAATACCTTTCCCAGATCGGGAAGAAGGGCGGGAAAAAGTCCAAGCGCAGTCTTTCACCGGAACAGGCCAAGGCGATGGTCAGGGCACGGGAGGAGAAGCGGAAAAGTGGGCAGAAATAGTTGATTATGAAGGCTTATACCAAGTGTCATCATTTGGGCGCGTGCGTTCTATGCAGCGAGTGCAGCCTCACGGTTGTTATGGAGCGCAAAGGCATTTGAAAGAGCGACTTCTAAAACTCCAAACCAGCACTTATGGATACTACTATGTAAGCCTGTCAAAATTAGGGCGAGTAAAGAAAGTGACAGTTCATGTTTTGGTGTGCTCCGCTTTCCACTCACGCCCAGTTAACGCCGAATGTGTAAACCACAAAAACGGCGTCAAAAAAGACAACCGACCAACTAACTTGGAGTGGACAACTTACTCGGCAAACAATCAGCACGCTTTCGATATCGGCCTTAAACGGCGAGAGTCGGGAGTAAGTGGTGAAAAAATAGGGACATCAAAACTCACCGCTGAAAATGTTCGCTATATCAGAAACAACATTATTAGAAAGCCGAAAAGCAAAAGCAATTCTGAATACTTAGCCAAAATGTTTAATGTAAACGGCTCAACTATCCGGCGAGCAGCACGCAAAGATTACTGGAAAACAATATGAATCCATCACTAGAGCAAGCATCCGCAATACATAGCCCCACGCCACGCCTCCTGCTTCGCAGTGGTGCAGGGAGTGGGAAATCCTTCGTGCTCGTCCACCGCATCGCCCAGGCCATCGCCAACGGGGCCGACCCAGCCAAAGTCGTCGCCATCAGCTTCACCGTCCAAGCTGGCCGCATCTTGGCCGACCGGCTGGCCGCCCTTGGCATTACCGGCCTCCGCCATGTGGGCACGATCCACGCCTTGGCTTTGGCTGAGGCGCACAAGTTCCCCACCTGGGGCTACAAGCGCCCGCTCATCATAGACGAGGACATGCAGGCCGCACTCATCAAGGCCGAGCTGGCCCGCCTCCGCCTCGACAAGGCCGTGTCTATTCGCGACGTGGCAGCCACACTGGCCGCTGGGCAAGCTACTGACCAAGCGCACGCGCTCAAAAATGGCCGTGGTGGCGTTTATATCTCAACTAATCGAGCCTACGCACCCGCCCGCGCCGTCCGCCGGGCCATGATTGCTGCTGGGCAGGCTTCAATGGATATTCTACTTGGAGAAGCAGTTGCCTACCTTCCTGGATGTCTCGGCGAGTTGGATGCCTTTTACATGGACGAATTTCAAGATTCTGCCGTTGCCGACTACGTTCTTTTGGAAAAAATCGAGTCCAAGTCCAAAACCGTTGTCGGCGACGAAATGCAATCAATCTTTGGATTCCGTGGCTCCTCACCCGACTACTTCCGCCACTTGGCCGCCAGCCATGATTGGCAGCAACGCACGCTTGCCGACAACTACCGGAGCCTCCCCGGCATCGTGGCCGCCGCCAACGCCCTGACAGCCGGGCAGGCTGGGGCTATCACCATGCGCCACATCCGCCCCGACGACTGGACGCCGCCCACAATCGCCAACCACGGCACCGAGGCCGCCGAGTTCGCCCGCATCCGCGAGTGGCTGGCCGCTCACCCTACCGGCTCCTGCGCCATCCTCTGCCGCCACAACGCCCTGGCCGACCGCCTCCGGCTGGCCCTGGCCGACGCCTTGCCGCCCAGCCCGGCCTTGGCGCTTGACCCGGCCATGATCAGGCAGGCCATGGCAGCCATCCAGCACTCTGGCGAGACATGGCACGACCACCACGACGCCTTACCCTACGTCCGCCACTTCACCGAGGCCTGCGGCTCAGCCGAGCCCGAGGCCCTGCTGCCCGCCATGGCCGAGGCCCTGGCCCAAGCGGAGGCACAGGCTAGCTATGACTTTGGCGGCCTTTATATTGGCACGGTTCACGGAGCCAAAGGCCTCGAATGGGACCATGTTCTCATTGCCGGGGCCGAGCAGGCTAGCTGGCCGGAGACTGCCGAGATGTTGCGGCTCTTTTACGTTGCCGTCACAAGGGCACGGGATAGCCTCACCATCACGGCAGCCCGGCGGCGGCCTAGCCTGCATGGCCGGGGCTGGACGGAAAGCGAGATGGCGGGTATTGTGGGGAAACTTTAAGCCGAACAAAGAGCTGAGCCGCTAGCGAGCCTCAGCGAGTCTGTCGGCTCCAGCGGCAGTTCGGCACTTGCCAACCGCCCGCCAACCAGTAAAATACCCCCACAATGAAAACGCTAGCCTACGCTCTCCTGACCTTCGCCCTGCTCCGCCTTTTTGCCGCCCTGCCCGCCCAGGCCCAAGACACCCGCCGCCCCACTGAGGCCATGACCGTGGCGGCCTACGAGTCTGCCGCCATTGCCAAGGCCCGCCAGCGCCCCGACGTTATCCGGCTCAGGTTCGCCCTAGCCAAGTCCGCCACCGATGCCGAGCGCCGGGCCATCTCCGCCAGCCTCTACGCCATTCTTGAGGGCGCGGCAGCCCAGGGCAGGCAGGCAGGCTTGGCCGCCGTGGAGCAGAGGCGGAGGGCGGATGCGGAGCTGCACAAGAAATGGGACGCCGACAAAAAACACGAAGAACTCATTTGGGCTTTGCAGAACCTCCGGCGCTGAGTAGCCTAGCGCCCTCACCTCAGAATCTACCCATGGCCTCCATAAATTCAGTCCACATTCTCGGCAACTTGACCCGCGACCCAGAAGTCCGCTACACTCCCAAAGGTTCCGCCGTCTGCGACATCAGCCTAGCACTCAATCGGGTGTGGTATGACGATCAAAACCAGAAGCACGAGGAATGCGACTTCATTGACGTAACCGTGTTTGGCAAGACCGCCGAAAACTGCGGCAAGTTCCTCGCTAAAGGCCTCCGCCTGCATGTCGAAGGCCGCCTCAAGCAAGAAACTTGGGAGGACAAAGCCACCGGCCAGAAGAAATCCAAAGTCAAAGTCGTGGCTGACAAAGTGACCTTTATTGATTTCCGCGAGGACGGCACCCGCCAAGAAGCCCAGCCCGAGCCCGCTAGACAGCCCGCCCAGCCTCAGCGCCAAGCGCCTACCCAGAGGCCAGCCCAGGCCGCCCCTGCCCGGCAGTTTGCCCAGGGCCAGACTGCCCAGAGGCCTAGCCGGACGATCCAGTATGCCGCGCCTCAACCAGACAACGGCGACGACAGTATTCTATATTGATCGCCGCCAGCCAGCCGCCAAGCACAGGCCGGGCCTTGACGGGCTCGGCCTTGTCGCGTAAGTGGAGATAATGACACCAGACAACGATAAAGACGCCAGCACAGCCCACGACTTCATTCATGCGCTCGTCTTGCCGCTCATCCCCCACGACCCGACCGGCATCGGCATCAAGGTCAACGCCAACGAAATTATCCTGCTAGCCTCCGCCCGTAACATGGGGAGCATCATCGGCAAAGGCGGTGCCATGGTGGCAGCCTTACGCCAGCTCCTGCGCCCGTTCGGCTGGGGCCTTCAGGTTCCGAGCACAGCCCGCCACGACCTCAATACGCCGCCAATCCAGCCTATGCCCGAGGTGCGCGAGCTGGCCGTGGGCTGGCTGGATGCCCGCTACGGGCAAGAGGCCTACAGGCTGGCAGGCGAGGCCGAAGGCAGCCACTGGGAAATCTACGTTCACCCCGACCACTACGACCATGCCGACCACTCCGCACTCGAAACATGGGCCTACAATGCCGCCCGAGCCCAAGGCTCCATCTTCAAAATCAGACTCAAGCCCGGCGGCATCGTCCACGCCTGAGCCGGACACATGGCTGATAGAGCCCGCCGACGCGGTGGGGCGCTACCTCGTCGCCAGCCAAAGCCAAGCAGGCAAGTACATGGTGGACTTGCTCGCCTACAACGGCCACGGCCAATGCGCCTGCCCTCAATGGGGCTACCGCATCGGCCCGGCCCGCGAAAAGGGCGAGGCGCCTAGCGTGCGGTGGTGCAAGCACATCGCCGCCGCCCGTGAGGTGATGCTGGACGATGTTATTGCCCGGATGCTGGCGCAGGCGGTGCAGGGCTAGGCCTTTCATCCTCCCACCCCGCAAACATCGGCTTGGCCTTCGCCATCAAATCAGGCTCAGGTAAAGTGGCTATCATGTGCGCCACGAACGTATTCAGCGACCAGCCGAGCCTGACCAGCGTCCTAGCCAGCTTGCCCCCCAGGGCCGACGGCAGCCAAAGCGGGCGGTAAAGCCCCACGCCGCCCTCGGGCTCGGCAGGCACGGCAGCCGGGGCAGGCGGCACAGAGGCCGGGGCAGGCAACTCGTCTATCAAACAGCACAGCAGCCCAGATACCGAGGTGCCCAGCCGCTTGGCTAGCTCGTCGGCCTTGGCGGCGGAGGACACCGGCAGCGTCACCAACAGGCGCAACACAGGCACACGCTCGCCCGACTGGCTGACAAAAAGGGCCGCATTCATGTACGCACGCTTGGCCTGCCCGCCCTTCTTGGGCCTGGAGCCAGGCGGCCTGCCACGGGGGCGGCCCGGCTTGGGCTTGTGGGGGCGAGGGTAGGATGCGTCGTCTTGCATTTGGGCCACGACTTCTGGGGGCAGGCTCATAGCGCAAAGACAAGGCGGCAGATCCAGAGCAAGGCCAGCCCGGCCACCGGCACGCCCACGAACAGGCAGGCCAGGAAGGCTAGGCCGTCGTAGAGCGGGCGTTGGCGGAGGTATTCGCGGGCGTAGAGCATGGGGTGGGTGTCGGGGTCTGGGAGAAGGGGATTTTTCATGGGTGCATTTTGAGATTGTAAACGATGAACAGGAATAGGGCCAGCCCCACCAGTAGGCAGGCCAAGTCAAGGCCCAGGGCCGCCAAGCTAGGCCGGGCAGGCTGGCGCAATGCCTCGGGCCATGTGGGGGGAGGGTCGATGGAGGAGAGGGAGCGTTTCATGGTTTGATGATGGGTGGCAGGCTGATAGGCCGCCAGTGGGTAGGCTGGTGAGGTGAGCGCGCCCAGCCAGCCTGCCAGATGTCGTGGCCGTCCGACCACTCAACGTCACCGAACTCGTCCGCGTCCTCCTCCGTAGGCAGCCCAGCCGCCACCGGCTGCCAGTCAAGGCGCGCCAGCCGGGCAAGCTCGGCCTTGAGGCTGGAGACGGGCACCAAAGCCGCATGTGTGCGAGGATATTTCACGCCACCACCTCCCCAAAGCAGAGTTCCGCCTGCACCACAGGCTTGGCATGCCTCATGGCCCGGATGGCCTCGGCCAGCTCAGCCATACGGCACCGGGCCGCCCCGATAGCCAAGACTTCAGTATCCGTGATTTGCGCCCACCGCCGGGCAGCTTGGCAGGCCTCGGCTTGGCTGGGGGCCTGATAGGCCGTTTCGATTCGCTCCATGGGGTTAGATCGGTGCTCCACAACGCGGAAGTCTCGCGGCCCGAACTGCCGGGCCTCAAAGCCAAGCAGGCCGTTGGCCCGCACAAAGCCAGCCACGCGGGCTGGGGAGATCATATCAAATATTGCTGTCATAGTCGGATGTAGTTTGAGGGTTTAATGGTTAGGCGAGAAGGTCGATCTTCATTTTGGATGCCGCATACCCCAAAAGGGTGTTGGTAACTCGAAGAATCTGAAACTTGCCATCGTGGGTAGCCGTGCCTTGCGGTGCCTTGTGTCCGCCCGTGTAGTCTTCACGGATGAGCGACCCATCATCTAAAAGCATTTGCAGGCCGCGCACGTTATTTGTGCCGCATTGCTGCCACCCTGTTGTGCAACTGCCAGAGAGCCAAGAGAAGGCATCCCCTTTGCGTTTTAGGTTGTTAGAGCAGGCACAGATGGTTTGAAGAGCGATGGTTTCAGCCTCGCAATTTTGCCATTTGCTGCCCATGAGTTCGTAGCCAGTTTTGATTGCTGCCGCGATGGTTTCGAGATGTTTCATAATCGGATGTCTTTAGTTTGAAGAGTGCAGCAGGCAAACGCGCCCGCTGACGCCTCTATAAACGCACACGAATTAAAATATATCAACGAATATTTTCACGAAGATCACTTTTCCCCTGCGTAAATGGGCATTAACTACAAACAATACATGAAATCCGACACAAAGTCCAAGCCTGCCGCCAAGAAAGCCAAGGCCAAACGCCGCCCAGCCTCGCCTAGCAGACCAGCCCAAGCCGAGATCATGCCCAGGCGGCAGGCATGGGCCACGCCCGCCGAGAAGGCCCAGTACTGCGCCTTGAGGGCAACAGGCACGCCCGCCGCCGAGGCCTACCGCATGGTCAGGCCAGAGACGACCCGCGACGGCTGCGCCAGCCAAGGCACCCGCTGGGATGCCGACATGGCCGCCGAGATCGCCGCCCTCAAAGAAGCCGCCAGCCAGGCAGCCGGGCAGGCGCATGGCGTGACCGTGGCTTGGCTGGTGGGCAACATGAAGGAGATGTTTGAGACTCCGCTCGCCAAGATCGACGCGGAATCGAGGTTCTGTAAGAAGTACAAGATCACGGAAACCATGACAGATGCAGGCCCGAAAACGACCATCGAAGTCGAAAAGCCCTGTCCCCTCGCCACGCTCCAGGCCATCGCCAAGCAGACCGGGCTGGAGGCCAAGCCAGCCCAGGCAGGGCAGGAGCCGGGCGCAGGCACGCCTACGGTGCGCGACCTTATGGCGGCTTTGGTCCGGCCCGGCTCACCCATTGCCCGGCGGCTGGAGGCTGGCAGGCTGGCTGAGTGATACTTTTATGGCGTAGAAGTGCCAGAAAATCGGCTTTAGCTAAAAAGTAGCGTATTAAAGTGACAAGTGGTTGATGTTTTGACGGTCAAGGGTTATATTTGGCCCGCCATGAGCACCAAACCAGACACCCGACAAATCCCCGACGACATCATCCAAGCCGCTATGAACAAGGCTTGTGCAAATGTGGCAGCAACACACGATATTTATCTCAACGCACTCGACCTTAAGCCAGGTAATGACTATTGGGAGGACGAGGCCCCAGCCCGCCTAGCCTTGGCCCGCGCCCTGCTCGCCCGCCTGCCAGAGCCCACTAAAACAAGCCCGCCTGCTCCACTCGGAAATGCAAAAGCTCACGCCGAATTTCAAGCAGAACTTGAATCCGTTTGGAATGGTGACTCATGGACTCCCAAAGTGGGCGACGTGGTGCGGCTCACGTCGGGCGGGGACGCATTGACGGTGACGGAATACGACGCCGAAAAAAACCAATGGCGCTGTGTTGGACTGACTGGCGGATGCCCTTGCTACGTGTGCGTTCCAGCCGCCTGCCTCACCCCAGCCAAGGAGGCCCAGCCATGAGCCAGCACAAAGGCAAGAAAGGCAGCCCTTGGCAGGCTCCGGCGGGCATTGACACGGCTAGGCCAGCCATGCACATCGCTAAGGAGTGTGGGGTGACTACAACTACGGTAATACGATGGATGCGCCGTAACGGCCTGCCTGTGCGGCCCAAAGGCACGCCCAAAGGCACCCGCTGGATCAGGGCAGGCCGCCTTGACCCAGCCACCCTGGACTGGACCCGCCAAGACACCGCCCTTGGCAAGGCCCACGGCGTCTGCCGTGAGCGCATTCGCCAACTACGCAAGGCCGCCGGGCTGCCTGCCAGTGGCTCGCCTGAGTGGCTGGCGGCTGGGGGCGTGGTGACTAATCCGCAGTACCTTGGAAGGAGGGAAGTAAAGCCGTGAGCACGGCGGACAGGCCATTCAATCCAGAAGCAGAAGCAGACACCTACAAGGGCCGTGCCTTCTGGCTATCTCAGCTAGGCTTTGCCAGTTATGCCGAGTATTTAGCCTCGCCACTCTGGCAGGCTGTCAGAGCCAAGGTTATGCGCAAATCAAAGGGTCGTTGCTGTTGCTGTCGTGGATGGGCTACGCAGGTTCATCATAGCCGCTACCACAAAAACGATCTTACCGGGAAGAATACCAAATTCCTGCACGCCGTTTGCGACACTTGCCACCACTCCGCCGAGTTCACATGGCGCTCAGGCAAGAAAACTGATGTGAGGCAGGCTAATAGCAGGCTGGCCTTCATGGCTGCAAAGCGCGATGATGGCATGGGAATCATGGAGAAGGCAAAGAGCACGCACGAACAACTCAATACCGAGTTTGACGCTATCTTTCGATAGCCAAGCCCGGCCAAGAAAGGCCAGCCCGCCCTTGCCAGCCGGGCAAAGCTGGGCTAGGCTTGGGCCGCTAACCGATCCCCGCTATGAAAACCCGCTCCATCGCCCTACTCTCCATTATCGGCTTCCACGCCGCCTTCTTTGCCATCGCCCTGTGCCTGCCCTCCTGCCAGTCGGGCGGCCAGATTGACGAGACCCGCCTTGCCCGCATCGGCGACGTGGCCCTGGCCTACGCCGAGCGCACCGGCAAGATCAGCCCCGAAGACGCCGCCCTGGCTAGGGAGGCTGGCACGCTCGTCCTGACGCCCAGCCCGGCCCCGGTGGCTGAGACGGCTACGAAGTAACACACTCTCCACGGTGCCCGCTCTTTTTGTGTTTCTGAGCAGGCAGGCCAGCCAAGACGGCGGCCAGGACCAGCCAGCCTTGTCCGCCGGAGGTAGCAAGGGCTTCGCATGTGCCCTCACTCACTGCCGAGATCCACGGCAGCGCCGCCGACAAAGGCTAGCCTGGATCACAAGCCCGCCCAGCCTAACCCGACTGGCGCGGGCTTTTTGTTGCCAAGACGGGCAGGCTGGTCTAGGCTAGGCCGAACCTGTGAAAGCCAGTATTGGTCGTAGTAGGTGATTATTTCCACCACTATGCCCGACACACCAGACACCCAGCCCGCCGAAGAGTTCCACCCCCTGCCCCCAGAAACGCCCCTGCTCGAAGTCCTGGCCTACATGGCCCGCCAGTGCCGGGCCAAGCACGGCAAGCCTGCCGCCTTCATGGCGATTCCCCGCAAGCTCGCGCTTCCTTTGGCTGGCGAAAGGGCCGAGGCCAAGCTGACCATCGTAGAGGACGACTTCGCCCGCGCCTGCCTTGACGGACGGATTCCAGCCCTGCTTATGGCCGTGCCCGTTGAGCCCGACGGCCCGGCTATTCCCGTGATCGCCATCGACATACCCTCGCCCCTGGCCGCCGCCTGGACTCGGCCCCTGCCACGCTACGCCGCCAACGAGGGCTTTGAGGAGCACCCCGTCTATGCCGCCTGCCCGTTCTCCCGCCTGCTCTGGGACAAGGGCGAGGGCGCACGCATTCCCCAGCTCACCCGCCGAATCCTGGCCTTTTGCCACGAACACGCCAAGCGTCACCCGGCCCCCGTATTCCAGGCCGTCATGGGCCAGCACGACCGAGCCCGCCCACTCGTTATGGCCGCCCAGTCAGAGCCGGAGGCCCTGCCAGACGACCCAGCCTTGGCCTGGGCCACCATCGAGGCCGGGCTGGAGGAGCACGCCGGGCTCATTCAGGCCGAGCTAGCCAAGAAAGGCGTGTACGGCATGGAGTTCGACGGCCAGCTTGCGCCCGAGATCGTGGGCAAGTTCCAGGCGGCCTTTGCCGAGCACTTCGCCGCCTTGGCCGAGTATGGGCCGCATCCATACAAGCCGGGCTTCTTTGTCTTGGCCGCCACGCCGATGGGGCTTGAAACGGGCGCGTGAACGCTTTACTTTTTAACCCCATGACATCCGACCCCATCACCCCGCCCGTGCCAGAGCCCGCCAAGCCAGCCATCCCGCCCCCACCGCCCGGCTGGGCCATCGTGCCCGCCGATGACGCCCGACTGGACTGCCTGCCTGCTAAGCCTGTGCTTTGCCAAGATGGGCATTGGATACCCGCATACGGAGACAAAGGCGGTGTTGTGCCCAATATCGACAGGATCAGATGGGCCTACGCCCTGCCCATCGAGCCGCCAGCCAGCCAGCCAGATCAGGCCGCCAAGCCGCCGCTAGGCAGGCAAGAGGGCGGCAGCCACTACGCCACGCTGGCAATTCAGCCAGTTGAGTTCATCACCGCCAACAAGCTCACTTTCCTAGAGGGCTGCGTCATCAAGCGCCTATGCCGCCACAGAGCCAAAGGTGGGGCCGAAGACATCCGCAAAGCCATCCATGAGCTTGAATTGATTCTCGCTCTCGAATACGCCTAATGCTCGCCCGCCCGCCAAGCCCTGAGCCTGCCTGCCCAGCCGGGCCAGACCTCGCCGGGCTGGGGGCTGGCCTGGGGCTGGATGAGGCGGTGGTGTTTGCTAACTTTGGTGATCCGTTCTGGCGGCTGACTTGTGGCGGTATTTACAAAATCCGTTCGGAGGACGGCGAGCCCATCGACTTCCATCCTACTCCGCAGCAGTTGGTGGTGTTGGAGGAAATCTACATCCATGGCAGCCGCACACTGGTAATCCCAAAGGCCCGCCAAGTTCGCATGAGTACGATCATTGCTTTGATCGTTCTCGACACCCTCCTTTTTGGTTCATCGGTGCAGTGCTCCCTGTGCGACATCGACATCCCAAACGCTGACCGCAAGCTAGACGAAAAGGTGTTCTTTGCCTTCGAGCGCCTGCCAGAAGCCCTGAAAGGAGCCTGGACGCCCATCAAGAAAAGCCTCTCGCCCGGCATCTTCACTATCCAGCACGGCGACGATCCAACCAGCAAAAGCACCTTCTACGCAGGCCAAAAGGCCCGAGGCGGCACAAACCAGATCCTCTGGATGTCAGAATGGGCCGAGCTGGCCGCCAAGCACCCGGCCATGTCAGGCGAGTACCTGCGAGGCGCTTGGCCTGCCGCTGCCGAGGGTATTCGTATCGTGGAAAGTACATGGTTCGGTGGAAAAAGCGGTGACGTGTGGGGCATCGCCAAGAAAGGCCTCGACCCGCACACCGGCCTGCCCTTGGCACGCGAGAAATGCACGCCCCGCACGCCCCGCGTTCTATTCTTCCCCTGGTATGTCATCGCCGCCCGCCGCCTGCCATGTGCCGAGCCTAACCTGATCCGGCCAGAGGTCCGGGCCTACTTTGCCAAGGCTCTCGAAGGCGCAGAGGATACGCTGGATGACGACCAAATGTATTGGTATCAGGAGGAGGCCTTGGACATCTATCACCATGAGGCACAGTTCATCTACCCGACAAACATACATGAGTGTTGGAACGCCAACATTGAGGGCTCTATCTGGGGAGCCGCTCTTGGCATGGCTAAGGCCGCCGGGCGCGTGGGCGAGGTGGCCTACAGGCCAGACTTGGAGGTGGACACGTTCTGGGACTTGGGAGCGCCCGAGAACTCGCCTTGCCTCTACGTCCAGCACGACCACGAACAACGCCGGTTCATTGACTTAGACGCCGAGATTGAAGGCGGCGAGGTGGCCGACCGCGTGCGCCTACTCAAAGAGAAGGGCTACCGCTACGGCACCCACTACTTGCCACACGACGCCGGGCAGAGGCAGAAGAATGGCAAGACCTACTTCTCGGAGTTCGAGGCCGAGTTGAAGGTCCAAGGCGTGTCTGGCCGAGTGGTGCAGCTCAAGCAGACCGGCAACAAGTGGCTAGGCATCAATCATTTCACCGGCCTGCTCAAGAAATCCATCTGGATTGACGACAAGAAATGCGCTTTCATGCTCGAATCCATCGCCGCCTATCGCCGCAAGCCGGACCCGACGAAGGAAAACAAGTTCATGGATGACATCGTGGCCGATTGGAGTTCACATTGCTCAGATTGTGCTAGGTATGTTTCCGAGGCGTTTATGGAAGGACATTTACCACATACAAGCAACGGCATCATGGCTAATCTCTACTTCGACCCCACCCGCCTCCAGACCGCCACGGCCAGCCTGCCCGAGCACCCGCCTACCATAATGGCCTTGGACCGGGCAGGCACGACCTGGGCGCATGTCGCATCTCGGCACGATGCAGGCGGCTGGCTAAGAGTGTGGGAGACGCCATTGCAAGGCCCGCGCTACATCGTGGCCGTCATCAACGGAGCCGTGGCCGTGTGGCGGGCGGCAGGCTGGGACAGAAACGCCTCAGCCGAGAGGCCAGCCCGGCTGGTGGCTGCCTGCGTGGATGAGGCGGGCATCAATCAAGACAAACTCTTGTCGTGGGCAAGTATGGCATCGACGTATTACGGCATGGTGCCAGTTGTGGTGGACGTGGTTAGCATTCCCGGCGCAGTGGAGAAGCTGCGCGAGCAGGGCGTGGGCGTGGCAGCCCGCCAGCAAAGCCTAGCCGAGCGCCGAGTGGGGCAGGCAACGGCCATCAGAAAGCCCGGCCATGAGTTCGGGACCGAGGAACGGGCACAGGCCTACGCAGTGTTGCAGGAGCTTTGGCGCGATGGGGCCGTTGAGATGTGGTGCCCGACCGTGCTCCGGCAGATGGGCGGCATTACCGCCACCGAGCAAGGCGGCTTTGAGGTTCTGTCAGGCTACGCCCAGCACTGGCTCGACGTGGCCGCCCTTGGCGTCTGGACGCTTGGCCTAGCCGCCCCAGCCATGCAGGCGGGCAGGCTGGCACCAGAGCACAGCGGTGGAGGTTATCGAGGGGACGAAAATACGGGCTTGCCTTTTGATAGGCAGAGGCGAAAACTCTTCTAACTCTCACTCTAACCACAATGGCCGATTATACCAGCACCGGATACCAAGCAAACGTCAACCGTGGCAGCTCCGGCAGCGGATCGAAGGTTTTTAACCCTGTTTCAGGCAGGTGGGTGGACTCAGCCAGCCCCGAGGGGAAGCGGTTCTGGGCACAGCTGCAGCAACAGGGGCTCGCCCAACTCAAAGGCCAACTCACCGCCCAGACCAACCTTGCTACCGCCGAGGTCGAGGCCGACGCCCAGGACTACGAAGCCGAACAGAACCGGGCAGCCGGGCAAACTGCCTTCCAGTACGCCCTCAGCCAAGCCGGAAGCAAGAGCCAGCCCGGCGGAGGTATCGCCCGAGGAGGCTCTGGCCGTCGTGGTATGACGCTGAATCAGGCTACAGGAGGCCTTGCCGCCGCCAATGCAGCCGCCCGCAAAAAGGCCCAGATGGGCTTGGCGCAGGCCCGCGTTGCCGCCGATCCAGAAAACCTCCGCCTACAGCAGCAGATTGCCGCTAGCCAAGCCAGCCTTGCTCGCAACCCGGCGGCAGGATCAGCCCGCAAACCAATCTCAGCCCCCAAGATCGGACGCTAATGAAATACGACGCCGAAGGCTACAACTCCAAAGGCCGCCGCCAAATTCTAGGCTACTCACGCCTAGCCCAAGGCGGGGCAGATCAGGCTAGGTCCCGCGCCAACCAGCGCGTTTATGAATCCCAAGAGCACCTTTACGAGGATGGTCGCAGCATTCAGGCCGCCCGGCAGCGCGCCCAGCGTGTTGCTAAAGCCAAGCATGAGGGCACTTTTGAGGAAACCAAGGACACCTACAACGAAGAGGCCGCAGACATGGGCTCCGATGTTGCTATGGATAATGCCGGAACAATTACTCGGAAAAAGCGCGCCGATTACACCGCCCCCACCGCCTACACCCCCAAGAAGCCCGCCCGCTCCACGCCCATGAGCATGGCCCGCCCGGCAGGGCAGAAGGTGGCCGAGACAGTCGCCATGACAGAGCCCGCCGGGCTGCTGGACATGGCCCGGAAGGCCCGCCGCAAAGGAACACTCGTAATCCGCTAATCACACCACAATGGCTACTATTGAAGGCAAATCCTCCGCAGAATGGTTCAAAGACGCTGCCCAACGCCAGAAACGCTCCAACGCCTACGCCAAGTACGAGGAGCCAGCCAAGCCCGAGCCCGCCCGGCAAACGGCAGCCATGCCCAAGCCTGCCAGCCATGCCAGCCCGGCGAAGGCTGCCGAGCCCAAGAAAGACTTGGACACCCTGATACGCTCCACCCAAGAGCAGATCACCAAGGCCCGCACGCCAGAAGCCCCCAAGAAGGCCGAGCCTGCCAAGCCATCTCGCCCAGCGCCAGGGCAGGCCAAGGGTTCGGAGGCCGAGTGGACCGCCAAGCGGGATGCCGCGAAGCAGGCCGGACGTGTGCGTAGTATCGTGCGCAGATCAGAGGATGAAGGGCGTTCTAGCCTGCACCGCCTCCAATCCGAAGCCCGCGCCAAAGTGGCTGCCGAGGCTGGCCGTAAAAAGCAGCGCGAGAGCGATGAATGGGAGTCTAAGAACTTCCTCGAAAAAGCCGATGCTGCCGTTGATAAAATCGAGAAGCCAGCCCTAAAGGCCGTGGGCCAAGCTACCGTGGCCGGAGCCAAGGCAGGTAAAGCTTATGCTGATATGCAGGCAGGCTATCTTGGTCGAGCCCGCCGTTGGCTTGGAGGTGATCCAGATGCCCGCCGCCGCCTAGCTGCCGCCAAGTAGCCATGGCCCGGCTGTTTGGGCTTGATTAAGCCGCGCATTGGTGTATGCATGAACACGCCGCCGCCTGTATTCAGCAGGACGACGGCGCTAACTCCAATCCATATTATCGCTATGAACGAAGCTACCCAAACCGTGCCACGCACGCGCAACGAAATCAAGCTCACTGCCGCCCAAGAGATAAAATTTTGGAGCAAGGTGAACAAAAACGGGCCAATGATGCTTGGCATAAGCACTCCTTGTTGGGAGTGGAAAGCATGGTTCATTAAAAGCGGATACGGGAGATGGACTGTAAATAAAAAAGCGATTTTAGCTCACCGCATTGCATGGACGCTAGCAAACGGTCAGATTCCCCACGACGGCAGCCACCACGGCATCTGCGTTTGTCACCGCTGCGATAATAGATCCTGCGTAAACCCGGAACATTTATTTCTTGGCACCCAAACGGACAATATACGGGACATGATTGCTAAGGGCCGTTGCAACCCGGCTCGCGGCGATAAAAACGGCGCATACACAAAACCAGAAAGCATACCACGCGGAGATAATCACCATGCCCGCCGCAACCCTGAGAGACTTGCACGCGGTGATAAGAGTGGTGCACGCTTGCATCCAGAAAGTTTAGCAAGAGGAGAGGCGAACGCCGCCGCCAAACTCACTACAGCCAAAGTCATTGACATTCGCGCCCGCTACGCTGCTGGTGGTATTACACAGAAACAGTTAGCTTTGCAGTTTGGAGTAAAACAATGTGTTATTAGCACAATTATTCGCCGCCAAACATGGGCACACGTTCCATAAAGCCGCTTTGCCCAAAATGCTGGTCCGCTGGCCGCTCGCTTTGGGATGGTTCCTGTATGTGTACAGGAGACGTTAGTTTGACAGATAGGCGTAAGTCTATTAGTTCTTTAGAATGCCAGGACTCGCCGATCTTCTCAAAAACCCACGTCGCCTACAACAGTTCAGGGAAACTCCAGGCAACGCCCTCGACTACGCCAGCCAGGCCCGATTGGGGCGCAGGCCCGCTAGTCGCGCCAGCCAAGCCAAAGAGGACGAGCCGAACACACTAGAAACGGGCGAAGTCATTGAGCAGGTTCAGTTGCCCGACGGCAGCCTTGTGAAGCCAGCCACGGAGTCGGGCCGTCTAGTGAAGGCCCCCGGCAAGTCAAACCTTTATCTCGACCCGACCACGGGCGAGCCCTACAACGCCGACCCCACCCAGCCAACTGGGCTACGTTCCGCGTGGAACAATGCCCGGCAGGTCACAAAAGACGGCAAGGTGTTTAAAACCATCTCTGGCGTAGGCGAGCGCGAGCTAGGCCCCGACCCGAAGGCAGCCGAAGACGCCGCCAAGGCAGAGGCCAAGCGGGCAGCCGAGGACAAGCGGCAGGCTTTCGCTCGCGAACAACGCAAGTATCTGCGTGATGCAATTACAGGCGAGCCCGTGCCACTCCAGACAGATGAGGAATGGGCAGCCGCCAAGCAGGCCAAGCAGGCGAAGTTGGATGAGGGCGCGCGGGTGAAGCGGCTCAAAGATCAGGCCGACGTGATCGACCTCGAAGCCGACCGTATCAGCCTCACCGCCCCCAAACCCGCTAAAGAAGACGAGGAGGCATTCAACGCCGCCGAGTCCGCCCTGAGTCAGTTCGCCGCCGGGCAGGACATGGAAAAAGCAGCCGCCAAGTATGCCGCCGCGCCCGCCACCGACGAGGCTAGCCAGCAGGCCAAGGCTGCCGCCGAAAACTACCTTGCCTACAAGGATAAAGTGAAGCCTGCCAAAGAGGCTGAAAAGAAGGTGCAGGAACTCAAGCTCCGCGCCCTCGACATCAAAGAGCAGATCATCAACCCGCAAAAGTGGAAGGCAGGCAAGACCGCCAGCCTAGCCGCCCTGCCAGACGACGACCTAGTGGCCGAAGTGAAGGCGCAGGCCGACATCATCAACGAGCAGGAAGAACAGGCCGTTGGCACCCTCGACACCATCACTAAAGGCCGAAACGCCATTGTCGCCGAACTCAATTCCTTCAACGAAGAGTTTCAGAGTCAAGCCGAGCAAGGTTTGACCGCCGAAGAAATGGCCGCCCTCGACATCCAGAAGGCCCGCCTAGAGCAGTCCCTTGCCGACTACGACGAGCACAACGGCGAAGCCAAGGCCGAGTCAGACGCCGCCTTGAAGGCCGCCGCAGACCGCCGGGACGTGCTGGCCGTGGCTGGCACCGAGCTAGAAGGCCGGGCCGCCAAGCAGGCCAAAGCCGCCGCCACAGCAAAGGCCAAGTCTGAGACGCTCGCCAAGGCCAAGCCTCTCTATGAGGGGTGGGCAAAAGGCCTTTACTCCGATGACTGGCGCACAGAAGAGGAAACGCCACGCCTAGCCCAGGAGGCCGCCAAGGCTGGCCTGGATGTGGCAAGCGCCAAGGAGGCGTTGCAGACCTACCGCCAGCTCGACTGGAGCAACACCCGCCGCGACCCTAAGACCGGCCAGCCCATCGCCGAAGAAGTCCGCACGCTTCCAGACGGCAACGTGACCGTCAACCCGACCATGTGGGGCGATGCCGATGCCTACAAGAAGGCCGTGGACGCCAGCCAGGGCACGCCAGAAGGCAAGGCTAAGGCACTCGAAGCCTTCCCCAAACTCCAAGAGATTCACGCCGAGAAGGCCGTGGAGATCCTGAGCCAGTCCGCCAACATCCCCGGCGCTGACAACTTCATGGCATGGCGCGAGCGCAAGATTGAAGAAGACCAAGCCACG